ATCCCGTCCAGTCAGCGACCAGATGCGTTTCCTTTATTAACCAAACCAGAAGAATTGTGGGATCAGCTATTTGCCCTCACAAGTGAAGAACATAGTTACAAAACCCTTATTGTTGACAGCGTTACCGCTTTGGAGCGTATGTTTATTCAATATGTCGTTGATACAGATCCTAAAAAACCAAAGAGCATACAACAGGCAATGGGTGGCTATGGAGCGGGTCTTTCCATGGTTGCGGGTATGCATGCCCGTATTCGTAAGGCGGCAGGTATCTTGGCCGACAAGCGTAATATGCACACCGTGTTTATTGCCCATAGCGAGGTTGGTACGGAAAACCCACCAGACGACGAATCATTCTCAAAATGGGGTTTGCGTTTAAGTGGTAAGTCGGAACCTAACTACGTCGATGATGTAGACCTCGTTGGATATCTCAAATTAGAAACTTTTACGACAGGCGAAGGAGACAAGAAAAAAGCCATCTCTGATGGTACGCGTATTCTTGTTTGCCATGCATCGGCCGCTAACGTTTCAAAGAATCGTTTTGGTATCAATGAACCACTACCGGTGCAGATAGGCGTCAATCCATTGACCGATCATATTCCTGCGCTTCGTGCAAATAAGAAGGAGAAGGCAAATGGATAATTTTTGGGATCTAAGTGACGGCGAAGATATTGCCAAAACTGGCACTCAGTTTGAGGTTGGCGGTGGTGACATTGAGCCTATTCCAAACAACACCAATTGCACAGCCATTATCGATTTGGCGGGTTGGGACACTTACATGGATGGGCAGAAGTTTATCTCCCTCCGTTGGTCAATCCTTGCGCCCGTTGAGTTGAAAAACCGTAAGATTTTTCACAAATTGTGGGTGGCTGATCCTAATCCTATGTGGGAAGGCGATGTAGATACCAAACGCGATAAGGCAAAACGTATGCTTGTTGCGATTGATCAAAATGCAGGTGGAAAACTTTTGAAGAGCGGTAAAATGCCCTCTGATGAAGCGTTACAGTTACACCTGACAAGCGTTCCTATGACAATCAAAGTAAAGACATGGGAAAGCAAAGATAAGACCGCGAAGGGTAATTATATTGCCTCAGTGGGACCAAAGAATAATGTCAAACCCGAACCTGTAAAGGTTACTCGAGGAATGATTGACGACGAAGTGCCGTTCTGAGGGGGAACGGTGCTAGTAGGGGGAAAGGTGGGTTTTTCGGGTCCTTCATCTGCCTTCCCCTCTTTAACATGGAGATCAAAACATGAATCAAATGGTGTTTACTGAAGCATCTATAACGTTGAACGATATTGTTTTTGATTACATGAAAGAGTTTGGTTTATTGCCGCGGGTTCGGGAACTTTATGAACCAAAAACCAAAGCAGAAAAACGCGGTGAAGATTTAATTGAATCCTCTTATATTGAAGAACCAGATTATGGATCGGTCATTAAAGCCTGCCGTAAAACGGTTATGAAATTAGAAGATTTTGAGAATGAAGTTGTTACCAGCGATTTAAGCGAACAACGCGATCGGCGACGTAAAATAGAAGAGATTATTTCTATTATGCACATTAGCCGAACCTATCCAGAAAACGCCATCAAAAGATTAAAACGGCTTCGGCCCCAGACGGAGAAAGCAAGTGGAACAGAGAAGTGAAGAGTGGTTTGCCGCAAGACGTGGTCGCATAACAGGATCAGCCGTGGGGGCTATTCTTGGCCTGTCTCCTTTTATGAAACCTGATGATGTCCTTCGTCGCATGGTACGAGAAAAGTTTGACGCACCGTCCGAGTTTATTGGCAATGTAGCCACAGACTGGGGAACGGCAAATGAGCCAAACGCGATCGGGCAATATGAATTGGAAACTGGTATTAGGGTTATGCCAGCAGGATTTTATACGCATGAGCATTGGTTAGGTGCTTCGCCTGACGGTCTGGTGGGCCAAGAAGGACTTATTGAGGTCAAATGCCCGTATAGCCTTCGGAATGAAAAAGCCCCGGTGCAGTTTAAACCGCTTGCCATGCAGATGCATTATTATGCCCAAATCCAGATACAGTTATTTATTACGGGCAAACCATGGTGCCACTTTTATCAATGGACGCCTACCGATTCGCGGAATGAAATAATCTCATATGATGAGCCATGGATTAACGCGAACATGCCTGCGCTATTGGCGTTCTATCAAAGATACTTGGTGGAAAGCACCCACCCTATGTTGGCTGAGAAACATCTGCAGCCGCGTAAAAAAGAAAACGATAAACCTGAACTTCGCCAATTAGCGGCAGAGTATTGGGACTTAATTCAAGATATGAAAGCATCGGAAGATCGTAAAGCTGAGTTGCTTGAGAAAATGGTTGTGGCTGCTGGTGGTGAGCCTTGTTACATTGATGGCCATAGCCTTACAAAAGTGGAACGCGAAGGTGCGATTAGCTATTCTAAAATTGTCAAAGACTTGTTGCCCCATGTTGACTTGGAAAAGTATCGTGGAAAGCCAACCAGTTATTGGACGTTTAAATAATGGGCAAGCGATCGGACTTTGAACGCAACCCGATGGACTATTACCCAACCCCCAAAGAGGCCGTACTACCGCTTCTTAAACATTTGCCAGAATGTGCGTGGTTTTGTGAGCCGTGTGCTGGCGCTGGGGTCTTATCGGCTCATTTAGAAGCGGCTGGGCATTTGTGTGTTGAGGCATATGATGCGGAACCACAGGCAGATTGGATAGGTCGTAAAGATGCGTCATTTCTTACGGAAGAAGACGTGCAAGGGTGTCGGTTTATCATTACGAATCCGCCTTGGGAACGTGTGGTATTGCATCAGATCATCGAAAGGTGCGCGGCTTTGCGACCGACATGGTTGTTGTTTGACGCGGATTGGATGCATACAAGGCAATCGGCACCGTATATGTTAATGTGTGAAATGATCGTGTCGATCGGGCGGGTCAAGTGGATACCGGATAGCGAAGGTGCAGGTAAAGACAATTGCTGCTGGTATAGGTTTGACCGTCGAAACAAGTTACCAACTATGTTTGTGGGGCGTTAATGAAGTTTCCTGATAATATTGCCGTATATGGTGTTGTTGATTATCGAGGCGAATGTCCGCGGGAGTACTTTGAGCAGAAGGCGTTCTTTAAACGAATTAGGATGCGGTATCCCGAAACATGGGGAAAGATTGCTTTGCATCCTAAGAACGAGGGTAAAAGAGAATTTCGCAATGCAAACGCCGAGAAGGCAGAAGGTTTAACGGCAGGTGCTTCGGACATTATTGTCCCCGGCGATCCAACTTTTGTGTGCGAAATCAAACGCCAAGACCATACCCAATCAAAGTGGCAACCAAATCAATTGGAGTATTTGCATGCCGCGCAAAAAGCAGGCGCGTGGGTCTGTATTGCCCTTGGAGCCGATGCAGCTATCGATGCTTTCGAGGACTATTTGGGAGACTGTTACAAAGCCGAGTAAGCTAATTGATGATGTAATGGACGGCCGTATACGGCTAGAAGACCAAAAAAAATCAATACAATCTGTGTGTTCTTTCCATATTTACCGAGAGGCTTGCAGGATTTTAAAATTGACCGAGGTCGAGGAACGTCGTTTGGAATTGGACAAAATACCAGCGGCGCTCCGGCCACACATAGAAAAAGAGGTTAAAAAAATATGGGACTTGCGGAAACAGTCGCGGCCTTCTGGGCTTTGGGACTTATGGGTTTAATTTTAAATTTTATAGTTTTGGAGATTATTCAAAGTGGTAAAGATGAGCGTTTATTACAAAGGGAATTTAGTCGTGTCCTACACCATGAGATTGAGTACGCCCTATGGCGGGACCGTCAAAAGAAGGCCGTTGCTCAGGAAAAATAAATTGAAAATAATTTTAGAAAGGGGGTTGCAACATTAATTAAGATGTGGTTTATAGGTGTTGTCAGCGACGCGGTGTTGCTGCCTAGATGGAGATTAGATCATGAATACGAACCTGACCCTTGCAGACCAGTACGCCATCCAATCCCTCGAACTCAAGACTGGCAAAGATAACCTTGATATCCTTAAGGATGCAGTCATTGCCACGGGTGTGGATTACCTTGAAGGCGAAATGTACGACCTTTCCATCCACCTCCGCGCCAAGAAGGTCATTGATGAGGATCTTCTTATGAAGACGCACGGCGTGTCTTTGAAGGATGTTGAGGCTTTGGAGAAGCTGTTGAAGTCCTACAAGGCT